CAAGATGCCTTCACAGAGGCATTTAGTTTAGTAGGGGAATGTATTGTATAGTGTATTAGATGATAGGCGACAAGCCCACAAAGTTAACGAAGTATTACAAGCTGAACCTAACATCACACAGAAAGAACTCTGTCGTAGATTGATAATGAATTGGCACAGACTTAAATACTTGGAACAACAAGGATACTTTAAACTAAAAAGGAGAAACGCAAATGATGCAAAAACAGATACCCTTGTTTGCGAATAACGCAAATTGGGAAACGATCAAAAAGAATAAATTCTTTACAGGGAATTATTCTCATTTCAATTCACCACGCACAGAGTTAGAAGCTATGCGTAATGCCATGACACGCACATGGAATTTAAACACAAGGGAGTATTTAAAATGAATTTAAAAAAGTTTCTTTTGGAGTGGATCATATTACATGGTGATAATTGGGTGTTTCATAAGGACGCAAACATAACTGCGTATAATTTTGATAAGTGTAGAAAAGAAAAATTCATAGAAGAAAAAGACATACTACCACCTAATGATAAAAGTAAGTGGGGAAGTTATTTTAGAATAACAAAAGAAGGAAGAGAGTATGCAACTTGGAAACCAACCAAAGAGAGTTCAACATGAAACAATGCCTTGATTGTGGTAATGACATAGCTGACGCTAGGTATGCACTAGGATACAAGACGTGTTTAACTTGTGGTGAGAAACATGCACTACAATATAAACATTGTATTGTGCCTATGCCAAAGAGTAATTACATTGTGGTAACGGATTTAGAACTATTGAAAGGACTTAACTCATCACATAAAAGCCGTTAAAAAATTTTGACTAACGACTTGACAATGTCAAGTAATCATGTTATAATATGTTTGTAGGAAATGAGAAAGTGTAATATCAACCATGCGACAAAAGTATTAAATTATACGATTGTCGCTTTTTATATAAGGAGAGAGCATCATGAATCAAAACGAGTTTTACAAACAACAAGCCAAAACATTAGGCGAACTCTTTAAGCACTATGGTTACGGTCATCTAACCCCTGTGCCTTCCCCAACAAATTACGATCTAGCAATTCAACTTATGAAAAAACAAGGAGAGAGAAATGAAAAACATCTTTCCAAGTAAAGAAGAAAGAGAAACACTCTTAACTCAATTAAATCTGCTCGGTGCAAAGTATGTAATAGTAGATTTTCAAGGTGGTGGTGATAGTGGTCAAGTAGAAGAAGTATTCTACCGAGATATAAACGACCAACCTCATAGCATACCTGATGACATGATTGCGTGGACAAAACAAACATATGGTAATGCAGAACCAAAAACAGAGAGAATAAAGCTCAATGATGTGTTAGAAGATTTATGTTATAGAGCATTAGATGAAACAGGTTTAGATTGGTATAACAACGAGGGTGGTCAAGGTCAATTACGAATTGAATTTACCGAAAGTCCACCAAAAATATTTTTAAATGTGGGTGTGAATACCATGACCACAGACGACCATCACTTTGATTTGAATGATGAGGAGGAAGAATAATGAATACTCATTACCATTCTAAAACATCTGTAAAGAAGTGGGGAGGTGTTGAAGCTGATTATCAACCTATCCACGATTGGTTTGATGCAACCAAAGAATGTTTTGCAGACGCAAGGCATCGTGCTATCAGACATCATTCACAAGGTATCTTTGAATGTGAAAGACAATTCGGATTATTCATTGTGAATAGTGATGGGCGTGAAGTTCCTACACGCTTAATTGGTGAACAACATGTTAAAGAAGATTGTGGTGGGTGGATACCTAGCATACAAGATTGGCTTGAAAACATGAAGTTTGTTAGTTGGATGAACAGAGGTTATAACTTAAAGGAGGGAGAATAACATGGGATTTCATATTAACGTATATAACATGCCTCGCATAGACAATTATGATGAAGCAAAGAAAGAGTTTGAAAGTAGAACTGTTGTGCGTGGTGAGAACAAATCTGTTCGCAGATTAGGTGATCGGTATGAGAAAGAGAAATGGTTACGCCAAGAGATACAAGAGGGTGTTGAAGTTTATATCGCAGGATATTATGACACAGACTTGGTTAGATTCTATCCAACACACAAAGAGATAACGCTAGGTGGGTATCCCTCAACAAGCACACAGTATTTTGTAAATTGGATTGGTAATGTGCATATAAGTGAGTTTGACCATAAGCGTTATGTGCCTGCACCATTTACTAGAAGTCCGTTAGTTAAAAACCATCAAATTGAATGTCATGTCAATGGAGGTCATTGTATGAACGCTACTGATTGGTATAAGTTTGACTATACAAACACGCCATTAAGCATAGAACAATTTGAAACGCCTGTGAAGTATAGGTTTGATGCAAGTCAGATGCGTGAGTTACGCTTGCCATACAAAAAATTATTGAAGTATGCAGACACTATGTTGAAATTAACTAATAACGAAGGAGTAGAGAACGATGCAGAGTTAAATAAGCAAATAGAAGAATATAATTTGCAAGAATATTCAAAAAATCTGTTACGACTTTGTGCTGATGAAGATAAAACACATTTAGCATATTATAGTGTGTTAAGACAATGTCAGCATAGTGTATGGCAAGGGTATAACGGAAGTAGTAGTAACTATAAATATGCATGCAACATAGGTATATTCAAAAGATTTTTAGATAAGCATATTAAGATAGAGAACCCACAAGTTTTAGTAGAAGTAAATTAACCTGCGACAAACGTATAGAAATATACTAATGTCGCTTAACATTAAGGAGAGAGTATCATGCAACAAGAAATAAACTTGCAACAAGCAGAAGAACTAATTGCCACAGTAGGTCGTGATGTTACAGTCCACCTCAAAGGGCAGCCTGGAATTGGTAAATCGTCCATACTTAAATCATTGAGTAAAAGATTTCCTAATCACACACCTGTGTATATTGACTGTGCAGACTTGGACTTGGGTGATCTAGCCATGCCTGCCATGAACCATGACACAAAGACAACTACATTCTATCCGAATGAACGCTTTGCTATCCATGATAATAAACCTGTCATCATCATGCTTGACGAGATTACGAAAGCTAGTGAGCCTGTCAAGAATATGTTACTACCTGTCATGCTAGAACGTAGGCTTGGTGCAGTTAAGTTTCACCCCGACTCGATTGTGTATTCAACAGGTAACCTAACAACAGATGGTGTAGGCGATACCATGAAAGCACATGCCAAGAACAGACTGACATCAGTTACAGTTCGCAACCCAAACGATGATGAGTGGATTAGTTGGGCTATTGATAACAACATCGCACCTGAAGTTGTGGCTTGGGTTAAACAGTTCCCCCATGCACTAGCGTGTTATACAGATGAAGCACAGAAAGAAAACATGTATATATACAACCCTAGAAAGCAACAAGAGGCGTTTGTATCTCCACGTTCATTGGAGAAAGCATCGTTTATTGTTAAGAACAGACAAACACTCGGTGAAGATACCACGATGGTCGCACTTACAGGCACACTTGGTGAGTCAGCTGCTCGTGATATGTCGGCATACTTCAGTCTTGCAGATGCGTTGCCTACCAAAGAAAGTATTTACAGAGAACCAGATAAAGCACAAGTTCCTAGTGATCCCGCTGCTCGTGTGATATTGGTAATGCGAGAACTTATGTCTATCACAGAGCAACATATGGACGCATGGTTGACATATCTACAACGACTACCTATGGAGATACAAGCGTTGTTTGCAGTCAACATCATGGCATCATCACGCAAACAAGTTGCGGCTCAAAACAAATCATTTGTTGATTGGGCAGTTAAGAACAACCAATACTTCTAGGAGGATATATGGAAGACTTATTTATAAGTAAGTATGTGATAACTAAATCTAGTAATGGGTTTATGTGTTCATGCGTAGATGATATGGGAAATGACTATTATATTGAAGACGCAGAAGGTAACAATACCTTTGACTATTATTATGAAGTAGTAATGGCATTGATGCATAAACTAACAACTAATAAGGTGGAATATCATGGCTAACCCTAACAACGAAAGAAAAAAGTTAGAACGGCAAGCACAAATAGATAAGCAAAGGGAGGAAGCAAAAGCTTTAATTAAATTATCAATGACACCTGAAGAAATTAGGGAACAAGTTATTGAAGATGAATATAGGTTTGCTAGAGAAAACCCTGACTATATTAGGGATTATGTTTCAGAGTATTTTAAAAATGAAACTGACGATGAGATGCTATCTTTTTATATAGAACATATATTTGATTGGGAGGAGTTTGAAAATGGCACTAACAAGTGAACAGAGAGTTACGAAGTCCCACATAGCGATAATGCGTAGCAAAGAGTTCTGTATGTTTGCAGGCGTGTTATCGGTAGGCAAAGTTATATTTACAGATGACATACCAACGGCATGCACCAATGGTCGTGATGTTATGTATAACCCTAACTTCATCAAAACACTAGATGATAGGGAGTTGAACTTTGTCGTATTACATGAGGCACTACACAAAGTCTATCAGCATATGCATCTATGGAAAAAACTATGGAAACAAAGTCCTATGCTAACTAACATGGCAGCTGACTATGTCGTAAACTATTCTATACATGAAGCTGATGCACAGGGAGTGATAACTAAACGACCTGATAGTGCGTTGTTTGATTTGAAATACAAAGGCATGACTACCAAACAAGTCTTTGAACTACTCAAGAAAGACTTTGAGGATAATCGTGGTGAGGGTAAAGATGGTCATGACTCTCACGATTGGGAAGGTGCTGAAGCTTTGTCTGATGAAGAAGTAAAAGAAACAGCCAAGCAGATAGATCAAGCGTTGCGTCAAGGTGAGATTATTCGTGGCAAGATGCAAGGTAATAAAAACCGAAGTGTCAACGAATTACTTGAGCCTAAAGTAAATTGGCGTGAGCAGTTGCGTGACTTTGTCAATGCTACATGTAAGAACAAAGATAAAACATCATGGAAACGACCACATAAACGTTTCATTGGGCATGACATATACATGCCTAGTATGGTTGGTGAATCAATAGGTCAGATAGTTGTTGGTATTGACACATCAGGTTCTATTGGTCAGCAAGAACTTAATGAGTTTCTAACAGAAGTGGTAGCTATATGTGATGATGTATCCCCATCTAGTATAGAGTTGTTGTATTGGGATACACATGTTGCAGGACATGAAACATACAATCAAGGTGATTACAAAGGATTGTTTGAGTCAACAAAACCTGCAGGGGGTGGTGGCACTCATGTTGGTTGCGTCAATCAATACATCAAAGATAAACGCATACAACCTGAAGCTATCATCATACTTACAGATGGTTATGTAGAGAATGACTTTGGTGGTAATTGGGAACACCCTACGTTGTGGGCAATCACTACTAGACACATTACATCACCACATGGTAAGACAATTCATATTGATAATTAACAATCTGCGACATCGGTATAACTTTATACCTTTGTCGCTTAACATTAAGGAGAGAGAAAATGGCAACATACTTGCGTCAAGAAATAAGTAACTATGCTACATCAATTAAAGTTGAGATTGACTTTAATAAGTTTAGTGATAAACAAATTAAAAACATGATTAAATATATTCGTAGTGGTCATGTATCTAAAGGTGATTCTGCTACATCTACTATTGTTAGATGGCTATTTAAAGAATATTCTATGCCACATTTTTTATATGGAAATTGGTGGACTGATTGGAAAAACATACCAAACGGTCATTCTTTCTTTAAAACCCTAAAAGAAGTAGCATCAGTCGCTAAACTTACGGCTGATTCATATGCTACAAGACGCATAGAAGAAGATTTGATACATGCAGACGAACAAAAACCTTCAGGAGAAATAAGAACAGGTTCTTACGATGATCAGTTGATGCAACAGTTAAAGAAGAGTATGACTATAGAAAGTGAATTACCTGATGAAGTAAAAACATTTATAGAAAAGCTACAAAACAGGACACTTGGCGTAATTCCTGTTGATTTTTATGAAATAGCTAATAGATATTAAGGAGTAAATCATGGGTATAAGAGCCATAAAACATTCATTTTTTAAAGTCCACGATGGTGGTGCAGGTGATAGGTTTTTAGGTTGGAAAGTATATATCAATGGCAAGAAGTATCCGTTAGGTAAAGGAAATTATTACGTAACAGATGATAACGAAGAAGGAAAGCAACATGCAATAGAACAAGCCACTAGAGATGTATTAGATAATATTTTACCTAATCATGGTTGGGTAACAAAAGATATATCTAAAATGTCTGATCATGAATGGGAAACCTATAATCATGACAGAGTAGAGGCGTTTTATAATGCAGGCAATAAATTTAAACCAAGCAAAACATGTAGTATGTGTGACCACTACAATGATTATATATGTTTGGAACACGAAATTTTACAACTAGACGAGAAAGGGTTTTTATAATGAGTATCAGTATAGCAAGTAGTGCAGTATTAGTAGAGTTAAATATATCAGTATGGACAGCTAGGAAACTAGATAAGAATGTGTCTAAAGAAATTGATGTAAACAAAAACACAACTATCAAGGCAGGTAATTACAACAAACATATCTTAGCAGGTTCAGATCAGCTTGATGCAATTACTAAACTTGCAGGTGAAATACGTGATTGGCATGGTAGGCAAACTCTGCCTTGGTCAGACACAGGCACAAGGTTATTACCTATGACTAACTTCTTTGATTACAAACATCAACTAGGTGTGTATGAAGCTGAGTTTAAATCTCGCATCAATACGTTTATACAAGAGTATCCAAACATCATACAGGGTATGGCATTTAAACTAGGTAAACTATTTGATAGAAGTGAGTATCCTGAAACAGATAAGATTGCAAATAAGTTTAACTTGAGATACACTATTATGCCTGTGCCTGAAACAAATGACTTTCGTGTTAACATAGCAGATGATATTCGTAATGAGATGCAACAAGAATATCAGAAAGCATATGAAGGTCGTGTTGAAGCAGCGATGTCTGATGCATGGTCTAGATTGCATACCACACTAGAACATATGGTAGATAGACTAAGTGGTGAAGATAAGAAAATATTTAGAGATAGTTTAGTAGATAATGCATTAGAGTTGACAAATCTATTAACTAAGCTTAATGTAACAAACGATCCTAAGCTAGAGAATGCTCGTAGAGAACTAGAACGTTTACTAGTAGGTGTAACGGCTGATGATTTACGTGAGAGTCAAGGTGCTAGGTTGGCAGTAGTCAACAAAGTTAACGAGATTATGGAGAACATATGAAAATATACCACGAAGTTAACAAAGACTCATCTGATATACCTATTGAAGATAGGGAAAAGATAGCTGTCTTAAAACTTGTAGATGTGGGTAAGTATGTAGCAAATGTAGGTATTCGTGATGGACAGTTTTATGTATTAGCAGAAGATAATACTGATGAAATTTATTTAGAATACCGACAAGCTATGGGTAACATTGAAGCGGCATTTAAAAATAAAGTAGATTTACGGGTAATCCAACAAAAGACTATGGAGTTTCATAACAAGAAAGCTATAGTTGTGCAACAACTTATGGAAATACCTAAATGAAAGAAAGAAAAATATTAGAGAAATGGGTCAAGCAACAAGTCGTTAAAAGATTAAAGGAAAGGAATGTATATTATTTCTTTCCCGTTGCTGGTGCATATACAAGTATAGGTGTGCCTGATATTGTGGCGTGTATTAGAGGTAAGTTTGTAGGTATTGAATGTAAGGCAGGGAATAATCGTGCTACTGAATTACAACTTCGTAACCTCGAAGCTATACGTGACAATGGTGGGCATGCTTGGGTTGTTAACGAAAACGATTTAGAAATACTAGAAAAGAATTTGGATTTAGTATGACAAGATTAAGAACAATATTAAATAATTATAAGGAGGCAGGAATGGCACGACCAAAACATAGATTAGATTTAGAAACTGACAAGCTATATCAACTTGCTAAAAAATTAGGAGAAGGTAGGACTAATCGACATGACATGGTCAACAACCCACCACACTACACAAAGGGAGGTTTAGAAACCATAGACATCATGGAAGCTAAATCTACACCTGAAGAGTTTAAAGGGCATCTTAAACTAACAGCTATGAAGTATCTTACAAGAGCTGGACATAAAGAAAGTGAGCTTCAAGATGCTAAGAAAACACAATGGTATGTTAATAGATGGGTTAAAACTTTAGAAAAAGAAGCTATAAAAATTCAAGTGATAGACAAATAATGTGGGTATATGAGCTTGGACTAATATCAGGAGTTATGGTAGGATTAGAACTTAAGTTTCTAGAGGAAGAAGCACCTTATGTTTTTTCTTTAGTGCTTGACTTATTCATAATTCGATTGATAGTACAAAAGCTTAAATATGTCAGATGATGCAGATAAAACACAAGAAAGAATAGAACTTGAAGACACCATTCGCCGTAAGGAAATGGATCGTATAAAGTATATACAAGGGACGGGTCACTGTTTAAATTGTGGCACAAAACTTAATGACTCAAGACGTTGGTGCGATAAAGATTGTGCTGACGATTGGGACTACCACGTCAATAGACGCAAATAAAAGGAGAGAGATATGGCAACAAAGTCAACGAAGCCTACCGTTAGGGAGACTTCTGCTACGACATTCGATCGTGGCGAACGCAACCTCATCGTCACCATACATCATGGTGTTATCAAAATTAGACCTAAAGGATTAAAGTCAGAAGAAGTTATTGACATCTCTGCAATCTATGAACATGCAGTTAAAGCTAGAGTTAGGGGAAAATAATGGCTAAACCATACATTAAAGTAGTAAGTGTTAAAGACAGAAAAGAAGGCGATTGTAAAATAACATTAGATATGAACCATGAAGGTAGAGAAGTAATATTACAAGCAGGTGTTCAGAAAGCCTTATCAGATTACATGGTAGAGAACTCAAAGAAAATGTCTTTTTGGGACAAGCTACAAATCTGTTGGAGTATATTAAAATGAATGACTATAGTGAAGAGTTTAAGTTTTGGTATGAAAGATTTTTTCTACAAAGCCCTAGCCTAGCGTCATTACAATATGACGATGAAAAAATGTGGGAAGCTTGGAAAGCAGGTTACAACCTAGCTAAGAAAGAAATAGAGAATGCCTAATCTAATTACGCTTGACTTTGAAACATACTACGACAAAGAGTATGGGTTAAAGAAGTTTACTACCGAAGAGTATATACGTGATGAGAAGTTTGAAGTCATAGGTGTAGCTGTTAAAGATAAAGGCATAACCAAATGGTTTACAGGAACACATGCTGAAACCAAAGCTTTCTTAGATACTTACGAGATGCACAAACACTTTGTGTTAG